TGTCCACGTACCAGTACTTGCTGTTACTATCAATCGTAAGACCGTACTGCTTGCCCACATCCGTATTGGCAGGGGTCGCGGTACTGCCGTTGTTACCAAAGACTGCACTGAACACAGTGTCTGCGCCCGGCAGAATAAAACCGAGCCGACCATCAGTGAACGGAGCACCCATAGGAATGTTGACTGCGCTCGACTGGTTAGGCACCGAGCCGAAGGTCAAACTGGAACCGACACCCGTAAGCGGCTGGAACGGAATAGGAGCACCCAAGCCCGTACTCGCGTAGTTGTGTCCTGCCTCATACGAGATACCAATGACGCCACCCTGACCCGGCCCCTGCGTATTAGCAGTCCAAGCCTGCACACCGCCATCTCCACTCGCAATAGAGACAGGCGTACCGGATAGCAAAGTCTGAGAAGCCTCTTCAATCAGTCGCGTCGCATTAAAGCTGTTGTTATTGGACGCAACCGGGAGAATAGGAATAGCCGTAATAGACATAGTTACTTACCTGCCTTAGCGCGGAGATCGTCAACCACCTTACGTGCGCCTTCGACTCGCCCGCTCTGAATAGAATCATTTACTAACGCCTCAGGATTGTCAGGAATAAACGGAGTGGCCATGCCACCACGCGCAAACGGCTCCTGACTAACGCTCATCCTCTTAGGCGTCATATCGCTCATAACATCTGAGCTAGCACCCTCAATATACATGCCCCGCGCCATCTGGTTTGCATATGCCTTCTGCATATTCCATTTCAGCGCCGCATCATAAATATCCTGTCGAATCTTCATCAAGATCAGATCACCCGCCCTGATCTCCCCATTCGTCGCGCTGGCATCTCCACCCAACACTTCCACATCATCCGTGGTCGCATTGACAAACCCTTGACTGCGCCGCTTCTGGTAGAACTGTCCCTTCATGCCATCGTGGTTCACCCAACGATATGCATACTCCGTATTCTTTACATGGATGGAAGAAACTTCGGGGGCCATCAGCGGTTTAGCAACCACCGACTTATCAAACAAAATCGTTCTTTCGCGCGACACCTTAACAGTCTTGTTAGGTTCTACCTTCAAGTCCGCGTTAGTATCGGTCGGCTTAACGTCAGCAATGACGTTCTCCTTGATACCCTGAGCCGTAGCAGTTGTAAGCATTCCTATTCCTCTTATACCAACTAGCCTAATTGTATCATACCCTTCCGCTCAAGCAGCCCTTTATAGGCTGCTCGGCGGTGGGCGGATATGTTACGACCCCGCAGGCGGAGCCACGTTAACAGTGAAGTTGAGGGTATTGCCATCCACGGTGGCGGTCACGGTGACTACCGGGTCGCCAAAGCCCACGGTAAAGTCAACGGAGCCAGTAGCGGACGGATAGTTACTATCGCCAGAATACAGAGCGAACAGCGTGTGGTTGCCGGGAGCCAGACCAGTGATGTCATCGCTTCCAGCGGTCGAACCAACCGAGTTCAAGAACTGTGTAGTAAAGGGTGCGCTATTGTCAATGTACATCTGGACGGTTCCAGTAGGAGTAGGTGCGGACATTCTATATTCGCTCCAATTGGTTAGGGTTGAGTTAGGCGCTCTTGATAGAGTGCACGAGTGCGATAATCGAAGTCAGCACGGACGGAACGCTGGATGCAGCCGCAGCAATCTCCTGCTGAGTATTCTTATCGCTAGTCGCAGCGGACGCTAGGGCCGCAGCCACTTGAATGGAATCCTGAACGGTCTGCAAATGCTGACCGCTGCCCCACTCTTCCTTAAGAGCAGGAACCGCAGCTAGTCCCGCAAGACCAATACTAAGAATCTTGCCGAACAGGCTCAGGCTGGACGAAACACTGTTATTAGTCATCTTAACTCCTAGTTGATGAAGGTCAACTTGTCCATAGTTTTCTTGCCATCAGCCACAGGGACGCCCATGCGCTCGAACACCTTGCGCTGCTTATCCGTGAGGCCATCGTTAGCGGTACTGCCACTATCACTAGCATTCCCGCCTGCACTCTCAAGGAAGAAGTTCTGTTCCTTCCCATTGAACTTGAGTCCCTTAGTCCTCGCCGCACGGCCCAACACCATATCCACTACGTTGCGGATATAGGCCGGGTCGCCCCGGAGACTCTTACCATCAGCAGTCACTAAAGGGCTGCCTGACAGAAACTGATCAATCTCGCCCGCGTACTGTTTCCACATGTCGCCAAAGCCGAGATCGTCGTACTCACGCCGCACATCGTCCCGCACCATCCGAGCCTCAAGCTCAAGCTGGCGCATGGCAATAGGAGTCAACCGCTGATTGAACGCGGCGTTCTCATCCTCATACACGCTGGTAAGCTCGGCCACTTCTACAGGCTTAGGCTTAGGCCGACTGTTCTCCTCAATCGTGCTCAGCCGCTGGTTCAACTGCGTGAACTGCTCGCCAAAGGGCTTAAGCGCTTCCGCAATCAGTTCAGCGGGGCTAGTCTGATTAGCACTCGCGTTAGTATTGGCGTCTTTATTCGCCGGGTCTGGATTAGCATTCGTAGGGTCTGAATTTGCTTTATCCCAAAAACTCATATTAACCTTCCGCCTTTTCGTAGGCTTTGTGTATTTTGGACACTTCTGCCTCTAGTTCTAGTATAGCACCATACGCTTTAAGGGCACCCACCATTTCATCCCTCACCGCGTTGGGCATACTGGTATTGTTAGCGCGGGCCTGCGCCTCCTCCTGCAACTGGTGCAACGCCCGGCAGAGCATTTGCCATATCACCCCTTGGAAGAATGCCTCCGCCTCCCCCCTGCTCGCCTTGAGGATTTCCTCCCATTGGTGGCCCGCCACCAGCTTGTCTAGCTGCTCCCGCGTTTTGGGGCTGCTGAACCTTTGCTTCGGGAACGTATAGATCGGGTTGCTCATAACCAAAGTCCTTTATCAGTTTCTTATGGAACATCTCACTAGCTACCACAAGGCTGGTGAAATACTCTCGCGCCTGCGGGGGAACCATAGGATTCGCAATAGCTTGCAGCAGTTGCCCAACTGCTGTATAGTGTCTCTGCAACACTCCCGCCATCAGCATTCCCGCCTGCTTCTCTGTCTCCTTATTGAGCGAGCCAGTAGCAGCCCTAATGGGAATCCTCATCTTGCCTTCAGTGAATTCCTTCAGCGCCTGCGTTAGCGCCTCTCCATCCAGCCCGAACGCTTCCTCCAGCCCATTCGTGCCGAACTTCCCATACATACTTGCCAGTGCACTGCCTAGCATGACGTGTGCGTGGCGGAACTCCGCAGTGGCAAAGCCTACCTGCGAGTTGTTCTCCTGCATGACTGCCAGCGTGCCTTGGCTCGAATAGACTGCCGGGCGCTTACCCATTGAGCCAGACCCTGCACCAGCGACCGCAGGCGTGATGCCTGAGCGCCGTGCGACCAGCTGCATGGTCATTTCCTCGCTCTTGAACGTACTCGGATAAACATCGCCTACTTGGATGCTCTCAATGTCATCCTTCTCTCCCACAATGAGCGCACCGGGATATAGCTCCGTGTTTGCATCAAGCGTCCTCGCGTGGGGACTGACGCGGAGCGCACGAACATTGGCCACCGTCGCGTTGTCAAGGCGCTGGTTGTGAGTCGTGCTGAGTTCTTCCTGATACGTTTCGAGAAGTTCCGCATACCCGTGACCGTACAACCCATCCGTTCGATACCCTAGCTTAGCTCGCTTAACCGGGAGATCATTCTTTGGCATCGGATTGAATATCCGACGCATGACCGTCTTGCTGCGCTTATGAAATGTGTACATCAACCGGAACTTGCGCTTTGGATTCCCTGCCCACCATCCGAAGTAGCACTCAAAGATATCCCACTCTGCTGTACTATCCGGTCGATTAGGAGCGCTAATACCCTGCTCCTGCAACTCCGTCCGCACCTGCTCCCTTGGCACTGCACGGTCGGGGCTGCTCATAATCTTCTCAACAGCCTCTTTCGAGTACGCGCCCGTGAACATCCTCTCTTCTAGCTGTTGCCTATTGAGCGCACGACGTACAGCAACAAAGTCACTCTTGTCGAGCGTTAGTGCCTTGGGGTCGGCATAGACATCTTCATGGCGTAGCTTCGTGACCGTCGGCCCCTCGTAGATAGTTTCCACTCTCGCCTTGATCTTCTGCCCATCCCCATATCCTACCGCTACTGCCTCCTCCACTTTCTCCATGCCGATCTTCAAGAACGACGTGCCCAACTTGGCCGCGTCCGTATACCACAGGCTCTCGGCTTCCTGCAAGTTCAGCAGGGACGGCTCGAAGCCCACCAAGTCCATGAAGTCCTCAACAACCTGCTTCTTGGTTTCGTTGAGCTTCTTCTCGTCGTCCGAGCCTGCCTTCGCGTAGTTCTTAAACACCCACAGCGGATGTGTCGCATACAGCAAGCCCATGACGCGAGCGACCATAGCGTCGGTCGTCTCACCGATAACCTGCACAATCGTATTGGCCGCATTAGGAAACGGGAAGTTCCGCGTCATCTCCTGAGGCACGCCCAAGTAGAGCTTCCTCCAACGCGGGAGCTTGTTCAGATGCAGTTCCTTATGAGCCTGCTCCATCCACTCAAGCTGCTCGTACACGTAGGCTTCGACCTCCGCGTTCACGTCCTTACCGAGATCAGCCTCGATCATTTGTAGCTTGTCTGCCACTTAGCAACCCCACTCCTTCTCACCATTTGGTTTCTTGTAGTTGGGAACACAAACACCAACGTACAAGTCGTCCAACATACTCTCCAACTCCATTATACGCCGACGATGCTGCTCGATCTCTTTAAGTATTTCGTCTCTAGTCACTTAGTATCCCGTCTTGCTCTTGCGAGCCTTCCACCTGTTGCGGTGCTGATCAACTATCTTGTTGATTTGTTTGGCGTAATTGGCATTCCACGTTTGCGTGCCGTATCCTAAGCAATCCAAGATGTCCACGGTCAGGCCGCCCGGATATGCCATGTACTCGTTGATGAACGCGCTCTGGTCGGCGCGTGCCCAAATCTTCCCGCCCCTGAACAGCGGCTCAAGAGACTCGATGCGCGTGCGCTTGGCATTCGCCCCCGTGTCCGACTTGAGAGATAGCACACGCAGTTTGCGCTTCTCTATCTTGTTGCGATACTCAATGTGATATTTAAGGTACTTCTGTGCCGCGACCGTCTCCAGCCAGAACTCGTTAAGCTCCCACATGCTGGCCATGCGATACACATTGGTCATGAGCGCATCATAGCTATTGCTCTCCGCCCACACGTCCAAGATGTAGATGTTGCCCGTCACCGGGTCAAGCCCCGTGACCACAATGGCGTGCCGTGCTCGCCCGCTCAAGCCTGCGTGATTGGGGTCAACAATCATAGTGCGAATTAGCTCTCGCGGCGCTATGTTCTTAAGTAGTGTCTCACCCTGCTTCTGGTTGTGCTTGAGCCAGACATAGAAGTGCGACAACTGATGCTTGGGCGCTTGGCCGAATAGGTTGCGCCAATAGGGTTTGGTGAACTCGTACTTCACCTTCTCAATCGGCGTGGATGCCGAGCCGTAACCGCCCGGCATAGGCTCATCCACGATCACCTGTGAGTCGGGCGCAGGCACCACCGTGTTGCGGATTAGCTCCGTATCGTAGTAGCGCAACCACTCCGGCTTGAAGATACACTCCTCAGGTGCAACTGGTAAGTTCAAATACTGGTGACTGAAAATGTATGGCCCCTGAATCGTGCGGATATTCTCAAGGACTTCAACCGTGAACTCCTCAGGGAACACAGGAATACCGTTAATGTGGTTGTCCGGGCAGTGCAAGGGGTCGCAGTCCCCAAGCGCAGAGTGGGACTCGATGATGAACTCCGGCTGGTTGGTACGGATGTACTGGCTCAAGTCCTGCGGTGCCCACCTATTGTTTACAACTGTCCAGCTTCCCGTTGCAAACGACTCAAACGCTCCAATGAGGAGCTTGTGGTAGTCGATTGTCTTTTCCATGACAATCTCCGACTCAGCAGCTTCTTTACCAATAACGTCGTCCTCAACCACATCCGTGTAGTGCCGTGACTGTAGCGCTCCGCCGACGCCAATGAAGTCGTAAGTTCCTTCTCCATTAGGGCCACGTCCAGCGCATCTCTGCTGCTTCGACTCATTCGTCCACACTTCCTTAGCCGTAGGTATGATCTCAGGAAATACAGCCCGAAAGATCATGTTCTCCTGATAGTGCCAATCAAACCGCATTCCGAACTTGACCGCGTTCGAGAGCACTTCACTCACGATCAGCGTGCGGCGCGTGGGATTGTGCACTCGCTTCATCCATGCAATCCATTCGTTGCCATAGCCAAGCTCGCGCATGGCTGCCTCATCTCGTGCGTCGAAGGGAAGCGAGCGCCAGATCGTGCGGCCCTCCGTCACCATCACGGTCTTGTAGTGGTCACGGGGAGCCTCCAGCAGATAGCGAAGATGATCGCCCTGCAAGCGGGCAAGAATAGGCTTATGAAAGCCCTCGCTCAACCGAGTGCGCTGTAGCACGTACTTCTCGAAGAAGTACATGGAGCCGAGCGCATTCAAGCGCACGACAAGGAGATATTTCTCCTTCTCAGTCGGGTCGGGAATGTCGAGCAAAGTCCAGTGCACTTAGCCCTCTATAGGCTGCGGAGCGGTTGATTGAGAATTGGAGGGGGCCGGGGCTAAGGTGAAAGGAGAAAAGCCCAAAGCCGCGCACAGCCCCCATGCTTGATTATACTGCATAAACATCACTGCTCTAACTTTCCCTCTCTTGATACCTGTAGATAAATAAAATCTTATTTATTACTACATGTAGCATACAAGTTAGTTCTGGAAGGTTGCAATCTCACTCTTACCACGCAGCGTGCGCAGTTCAAGTTTACCTTCCATCCGCGCCAAGATTTCAGTCTCGTGCAGGATGCGGATGACCACTGGCCCTTCCTCTGTCTCCAAGTCCACCACGTAGCCCGCGAAGTTGCTGTAGAGTACGCCGTCTCCAATAGCAAGGGATACGACCTTGGGGCCAGCGCTCACGATCACGCCACTGGTAGGCCGACGCTGCGTGACTTCAGGCACTACGAGCAGACCTCCCATGCCCTTGCAGTCAGGGCAGGTTTCTTCCTTAGCTCCTTCACAGGCACTACAGCGTGCACCAGCGACCACAGCACTAAGCCCTGAGCCGCCGCAGCCGGAACAGGGCTGCTTGCCCGAACCGTGGCACGTCTGGCACTCATAGCCTGACTTGAACTGATCTTCCTGAATGAGTAGGCGGTCACCAATAGCCTCAAAGCTAATGGGGCCGAGGTTGAATACGTTACCAGAGTCCATTGAATGCTCCTTCACTTGCTAGGCGGCGCATCTCTGCATCGAAGCGGGGGCCATGATGTACACGCTTAGGCAAGTACATGTGCACCATCTCGTGCATGAGAGTCATGCGCCACTGTTGTTTCCAGTTACTTAGCTTGGCGTTTATGCGTATCTTGCCCGGCTGCATATAACCAAGCAACCTGCTGTCCATGTTTTCCCACCCGACAGAAGCGTCCTTCGGTAAGGCGGAGTTGAAGAACTTGTGGTTATAGTTAGAGTACCAACGCTGAAGGTTTGGACGGGGTTTGCGCATACCCCTATTCTAATCCAGTCGTTCTAACGTGGCCTCATAATCACTCCAGCTTACGCCGAGTGCCTGAGCCATCAACCTCTCGATGTTCTCAGCGAAGCGATGCTCGGTGCGATAGGGTGCTTCGGGGTCATCGCCCGGCTCGCCCGTCACCTGACCAAGCTCGCGGAGGGCTTCAAAGTTCCTATCGAAGTCTGCCATCTCAGGTTCTGGGATACCACGCTCTATGCAGAGCACGGCTTCGACCAGCTCGTGGAGCATGATGAGGAACTCCATGCGCACGTCGCCCACTTGAGATACCTGAACGTGAATATTACCGAACTCGTCCTGAATCCAATCGCCGACAGTTGGGTAACGATGAGATTTGTGTGGGATTGATTTGAGCGTAATCACTCTTGGGCCTTCCTCCTTAATTCAATTATATCATGTTGTTATCACTTGTTCGGCGCTCGGTAAGGTTGATTCAACTTTCATGAAAATTTTGTTGAGGTTCAATACCCCTACCTCACCACACCCTACCCACCCTTTTTGACCCTTGGTCGGCCCAAAGCATAATGCGGCACTTTCGTGCCCCCTCCCCCACTTAGGTGTTTTCGCTTTCTGTTCGTGGCGAAGATTCACTCTCAGCCGTTGTGTGTTGTAACACGTTCGCAGCCAGTAATGGGCTACTTGCACTCACGCTATTACGAGACGCACCGTTCCGTATCTCTCGCACGATGGCACGCGCGCGCTCTACATCATCCACACTAATGTTAACGTTCGCACTAGTAACGTTGATTTGCTGTGCTGGCCGTCCGTCCCTCATTGCTTGCAAGAATGTCATCGCTTGCAATACCACGCGGTCGTCGTCCGATTCAAGCAAGCGCAACCATATGCGCCAAGCATCTACGCGCTTGAGTATCTCCGCCGCGAGCAGCGGTTCAATACCGCGCGCCTGATACCATCTCTCAGCGCTCTTACTCCCAACAGGTCTACCCCGTTTGCGCTTGGGTTCACTCTCAATCACTTGTGCAATGCTTTGTGCCATAAAGTATTTTGCGAATTAAACCCCTTTACTTTGATTTTATCAGCATCAAAATTACGCGCGGCTGTTCTACCCCATGTTTGATACACTTTAGTTGCGCATGTTGTTCTCGCACTAGCAGTTAGCGCCTACAGCATAAGTGCTATTGACAATCCCCCAAAATATATGCTTGCGACAGAAAATAATTTCC